CTCGGGCGATCGCTCGGCGCGCCCGGCCGGACTGCCGGACAAGTTTTGGGATGAGCGGAGCGGCCAGGTGCGCCTGGACGCCCTCCTCAAGTCGTACATGGAGCTGGAAAGAAAGCTTTCCTCGCTTCCGACCCGTGACGTTCCCGGCACGCCGGACCAATATCGCCTTATCGTCAAGAACGATCTTCTGACGACGGATGCCGATATCAACCGGCGGCTGCACGCTGCCGGCTTTTCCCAGGAACAGGCCCAGCTTGTGTATGACCTGGCCTGCGAGCGGCTGATGCCGATGATCAGCGAACTCGCGGCCATGTTCGAGGCCGATGCGCAGATCGAGCGGCTGACAAAGCAATTTGGCGGCGACGAGCGCTGGCGCGAGGCTGCCCGGCAGATCGATGCCTGGGGGCGCGCCCGCCTCCCGAAGCGGGTGTTCGAGGCTCTGTCAACGACCTTCGAAGGTGTCGTGGCAATGCATCGGATGATGCAAGGCGAGGAGCCGGGCCTGGTGCGGGACGCCCCGGCGGGCGAAGAGAGCATCAACGAGGCCTCGTTGAAGCAGTTGATGCGCGATCCCCGTTACTGGAAGCATCAGGACCCCGCGATCGTCGATAAGGTCCGCGAAGGCTTCCGCAAGTTATATCAGGACAAAGGGTAAGGCGGCCGAGCGTCGCCCTTGGCCCGCCGCTTCGGCGGCGGGCCGTCGCAATGGCACACCCGACGCAGTTCGCAGCCTCAATTTCAGCAACGTCAAATCACCGTCGCGAGGACAACCCGCGCTAGAGAACAGTGCGAGGCCCTCGTCGTCGGCGTTCGCCGGCGGTCCCCCGCCACAACCGGCATTTCCTCCCACCCAATTCGCCTTCGGGCGATAGGAGATCTCTTGAAATGTCGACATCCGTGGAGTTGTCGTTTGTCAAGAACTTCGAAGCAGAAGTTCATCTTCAGTATCAGCAGATGGGCTCGAAGCTTCGAAATACTATTCGGATAAAGAACAATGTTACCGGTTCCAGCACTGTCTTCCAGAAGGTAGGCAAAGGCACCGCGTCTACAAAAGCGCGCCATGGCAAGGTTCCTGTAATGAACGTTGACCATACGCCTATCGAGTGCAGTCTTCAGGATTATTATGCTGGTGATTGGGTTGATCAGCTCGACGAGCTGAAAACTAACATCAACGAACAGCAGGTGGTGGCAAAGGCTGGCGCTTTTGCTCTCGGCCGCAAGACGGATGAGCTGATCATCAGTCAGCTTGCGAGCTCCAGCACCCTGGCCGGTGCCGGAACCGACGGAATGACCAAGGCAAAAGTCCTGACGGCCTTCGAAAAACTCGGCGAAATCGACGTTCCGGACGATGGCCAGCGCTTTGCTGTCGTCGGCTGGAAGCAGTGGAGCGAACTGCTCAACATCGAGGAGTTCGCCAACGCCGACTATGTCGGCGACGACGATCTGCCTTGGAAGGGAACCCAGGCGAAGCGCTGGCTGGGCGCCCTTTGGTTGCCGCACTCGGGTCTGCCGAAGTCCGGAAACGTCCGTAAGTGCTTCTGGTATCACAAGACCGCTGTCGGCCACGCCATCGGAGCGGAAGTCAAGACCGACATCACCTGGCATGGCGATCGTGCCGCGCACTTCGTCAACAACATGATGAGCCAGGGGGCCTGCCTCATCGACCCATCGGGTGTCGTCACCCTCCCCTGCCTTGAGAGCTGAGGACATCGACCATGGCTTACAACCCAAAGAACCTGAGCGTGTTGGCCTACGCCAACGGGTTTACACTCTGGCACTACACCAGCACTGACGACGGAACAGTTGTCGACAATACCGGCTACTTCAACGCCGCCGCGGACATGCTGCGGGTAGGGGACATGATCCTCGCCAACGTCGCGACCTCGAGCAGTCCGGGGGCTGGCGTCTTCCTGGTCAACGCCAACGCCACCGGCAGCGTCGATGTCGCAAACCTGACGCCGTTCGGTGCCACCGACACCGATTAACTTCAGGAATGGCCGACACCCTCCGTACCGGGCCGGTGCGGAGGGTGTGCTGCTTTTTTCCCGCCTTGTTCCAGTCCACTCCAGGAATCCGCCCACAGGAGTTCGGTATGGCCCTCTCCCGAATCGACTTATGTTCTCGCGCCCTGCTGAAGGTCGGCGCCCATACCATCGCCTCCTTTGATGAAGGAACCGCAGAGGCGGAGGTGGCGGCCAGTCTTTATCCGACCGTCCGCGACGGCGTGCTGTCTTCTCATCCGTGGAATTTCGCCACCTACCAGATGAACCTGCCCAAGCTCTCCTCTTCGCCCATTGCCGACTTCGCCAACGCCTTTCAGCTGCCCGCCGACTGTATTCGTGTCTTGTCTGCCGGAACCGCCGGTCGCGGCCAGGGCGCCGTCTACAAGATCATCCAGCGTCAGGTGCTTACCGACGTGGATGAGGTGGTGCTGACCTATGTGTCACGGCCAGACGAGGCAGACTTCCCGGCGTTCTTCGACATCGCGCTGATTGCGCAGCTCGCCGCGGAATTCTGCATCCCGCTGACCGACAGCACCGGGCGCTGGGAGATCCTGCAGAAGCTGGCTGAAGGGGAGTTGCGGCGCGCCAGACTGATCGACGCCCAGGAAGATACGCCGCCGGCCATCGAGGACTTTTCTCTTCTAGAGGGGCGCATGTGATGCCGCACGCGCATATCCATAAGACGAGCTTTGCCGGAGGCGAAATTGCGCCGCAACTGCTCGGGCGTGGAGATTTGCGGGCGTACGAAAACGGGGCCCGGCGTCTGCGCAATGTCTTCATTCACCCCACGGGCGGAGTCAGTCGCCGTCATGGTCTGCGACTTGTCGACACCGCGGCCGGGCCGGGCCGGCTGATCTCGTTCGAATTCAACACCGAGCAGGTGTATCTGCTGGTCTTCACCGACAGGCGCATCGATGTTTATCGGGATGGAGCCAGAGTTATCACGATCAGCGCACCCTGGAGCGCCGATCAACTCGGCCAGATCAACTGGACGCAGAGCGCCGACACACTGCTCATTGTGCACCCCGATGTGGCGCCCCGTAAAATAACGCGGACCTCCGACAACGTTTGGCTGCTCACCAGCTGGAACTTCAAGGAGGTCACCAACTGGGTCTACGCACCGCACTATAAATTTGCTGACCCCGCGGTAACTTTACAGGCAAGCGGAACGACCGGGTCAGTGGTGATCACCGCATCTGCTGCCGTCTTTACGCCTTCGCATGTTGGCACACGGGTGCGCATTGAAGGAAAAGAACTTAGTATTACCCAGTTTTATTATCCCGGGGCGGTCCAAGCGGTCTGTGGCCAGCCGCTGAACCACACTTTGCCCACTATTGACTGGACAGAGCAGGTCTTCTCCGCAGTCCATGGCTGGCCCGTGAGTGTCTGCTTTCATCAGGATCGGCTGGTTATCGGTGGCTCTCGCGACATGCCCAATCGGCTCTGGCTGTCCAAATCGGCCGATTTATTCAATTTTGACCTTGGAGAAGGACTCGACGATGAAGCGATCGAGTTTCCGATCCTTTCCGACCAGGTGAATGCCATTCGACACGTGTTCTCCGGCCGTCATCTGCAGGTTTTCACGTCCGGCGCCGAATGGATGGTCACCGGGGAGCCGCTGACGCCAACGAACATCCAACTGTTCCGGCAAACTCGCGTCGGCTCGCGCATCGACCGGGCAATTCCCCCTCAAGACGTGGATGGGGCTACGCTTTTTGTGCCTCGCACGGGGTCCCAGCTTCGGGAATTCCTGTTCTCCGACGTTGAACAGGCCTACCAGGCGTCGGACCTCGCCATGCTCGCACACCACCTGATGGATCATCCCATCGACATGTGCTACGACGAATCGCGGCGGCTGCTCCACCTCGTGATGACCAACGGAACCGTTGCCACACTGACCGTCTATCGCGACGAAGAAGTCAGCGGCTGGACACAGCAGCAGACAGACGGCCAAGTCCTCGCCATCACCAATGTCGGAGAAGATGTTTACCTCCTCGTCGAGCGGGAGGGCATCGTTCTCATCGAAGTTTTCGACGAGACGCTGTCCGTCGATTGCGGCTTGGCTGGGACATCGGCTACCCCCAAACAGGAATGGTCCGGGGCGAGCCATCTCGAGGGCCGTCGAGTAAAGGTGCTGGCCGACGGCGCGGTGGTCGGAGACAGGGACGTGCAGGGCGGGGCGGTAAGGCTGGATGAGCCCGCTCTGTCGCTGCAACTCGGTCTGCCGTTCACGCACATCATAGAACCGCTGCCGCCAGCCGCCGTTTCTCTTTCCAGCAGTTCAGGGGGCCGGTTCCGACCTATCTCGCTGACGCTCCGGGTCCTCGATACCACGGCCCTTTATCTGGATAGCGGACGCGGCCTGATGTATGTGCCGTTCAGGCGGTTCAGCGAGGGCCTTCTGGGCGCACCGCTGGAGGTCTACAGCGGCGACGTCACTGTGCGAACGCTGGGTTGGCGGGAGACCGGAATCGATCCGATCTGGCGGGTCGAGCAGGACGTCCCGCTGCCCTTCACGTTGCTGTCGGTTTCGATGGAGATCAGCATTTCCGGCTGATCGTCCGCCGCCGCCGCTTCTTGCCTAGCCAATGGAGAGTGATCGATGGGTGGAATGCTGCCAACCGCGGCCCTGAGCGCGGTGCAGTTCGGTATGGATATGGCCCAGCAAAAAACCAGTCAGGCCGAGGCCAAGGCGGATGCGCAGGCGCAGACGCAGCAGATTCAACAGCAGCAGGAGGTTCAGCTGCGGGAGCGGCGGGAGCAGCTGCGTCGGGCGATGGCGACCCAGCGTGCCCGCTTTGGTGCGCAAGGCCTGACCGCCACCGGGGGCGGTTCGGCTGAATCGACCCTGAGCGGATTGGAAGGAGAGGCTGCGCGCGACGAGCAGGATACCACCAACCTCAGCAGCCTGCGCATCGATCGCATCAACGACGACCTTGACTATCAGCAGAGACGCAGCCTGCTCGCTGCTTCCTCGACGCGTTACAGGTCAGCGTTCTCGCTGATGCAACAGAGTCTGCGCTCGGTTTCACTTCTTTGAGCTCGGGTGTGCGCGTTGCACGCCTCGGATCACCACTGTCCGGATGCTGCCGATGATTCAGCAAACTAAGCCCTGGTACCTGTCGAAAGGCTTTGTCGGGCCGTTGGTGACCGCAATTCTCTTTTTATTGCGCAACCTCGGCATTGCCGATTTTGACAACGAAGCGGTGTTGGGCATCCTTTACCAGAGCGCCGAATTTGCAGGGATCGTCGCGGGCATGGTCGGTCGAGCGATCGCACAAAAGAAGCTGACACTCGGCCCCGCGCCAGGCGCCGATCGCGCCGCCCGGCCCACAACCCCGTCGAAAGCGCGACTGAGCCGACGGTTGGGCAAGCTGGGGCGGCCATCTTCTTCGCCACAGTGCACACCGGGAGAACGATAAGGTGATCGACCGACGGGGCACCGCGTCCCCAGCCGGCTGCACCCCGGCAAACGAGGGATTGGACGAACTCCGGCGTGATCTTCTCGGCAATCTCCCCGGCCTGCTCGCTCGCGCCATCGGCACTTACGGGCGCTTCGCCAATGAAACCCCTCCCGAAGACGGCAAAGGCTTTCTCGCTTATCAAGCCGGCTGTCGGGCCGCACTTTCCCACATTCATCTGCTGGTGAAGTTGGCCCATTGGGCTCGCGGCGCGGCCGATGACGAGTTTGTTGCGGGCGAATTCGAGCACCTCGATCGTCTCGTTCGCGAGGCCGAAGAGGCGCTGGACCTCGAGTTGCCAGCCGACGACTGACCGCGAACGGACTGCGCCACTGCGCCGCAGCCCCGCCGGTCCGTTCCGTCTCAACCTCAATCACAGGAGCTGTCTGATGGCCCCCATTCCGCTGCGGGGTCGTGCGGTATCGGCCGCACGATGGGCCTCGCGCTGCATTTCAACTGCGTTTCCCTCACTCTCCTGCCTGATCGCGGCGATGCTGCTGACGGGGTGCAGCTATGTCGAACGAGCCCGCCAAGGATCGGATCTCGTCGTCGGTGTTGCCGAACAGTACAAGCTTGAGACCCTGGTGCAGGCGGATATCGAGCGTCAGCGCGTCCGCGCTGCGCGCTGCT